AGCGTAATGATGCCACTAACGAGATGGCTGACCTTTGTGACTCACTCGTTGCAAAGTGTCTTCCAAATCGTAGGCGTTATAACGCCTTTTATCAATTGGGGGAGCTTAAGGATCTTCCTCAGCTCCTCCGCGGAACTCTGTCCGCGTGGCGTGATCTTCAGAAAGTACTCCAAGCCGATTTTGTTAAATCGTTCTCGAAGTCTTTCTGGACTAAGGATAGAATCGTAGCACATCACAGTGAATTGGTGAAGTGCAATGTCTATCTTAGTCTCGACCAGAGTGCATCTTCTGCCTACCTTACTTACTTGTTCGGTTGGCAGTCGATACAGTCGGCCCTTGAGCAACTCCTTAAAGCTCCTGAACGTGTTTCTAAGGATATCAACTATCTCTTAGAAAACAACGGGAAGCTTGTAAGGTTGTCCACCATCGCTCGCTTGCGAGACGATGAATGGCCATCTCACCCTGCCATAACGCCGCTAAACATTCAACCGATGCTTCCTGATCCTTCGTATCCGATCTCCACGACACATAGCCGAACTAATCGGTCTATACGTTGTGTAGTCGAATGCTGAATCATGATGCCAACTGTTGATGCTCCCAAGCTTCGCGATGAACTTGTACTCGAGAAGTTTGGTTTGTGGCCGCCACGACCCTCTGATATCTACAACTTGATACCATGGTCCTGGCTAGTTGATTGGTTTGCCGATCTAGGCGGATATCTTTCCCTTGTGGAAGAAATCCAAATGGATAAGCAACTTATCAACTGGGGCATGTTAACGTATAAAAGCACGTTAAAGTGCACCGCTACATGTGGCAGCTTTATGGATTACACCGACTTCCGACACAATGCTTCAGGCTCAGTCAATTCTTTGACGCACAAGCGTGCGACCATCGAATCGTCTGGTACCTTTGAAGCGTCCTACTTTCTTCGTAGGAGTGTCGAGTCGTTGCAGAATGTTAACACGAAGCTTGCCAGTGGACTTCGATTGTCCGCTGATCAAGCTTCGATTCTCATGGCGCTTGCTTCAACGCATTCGCCAATTGCCAAATAGGAATTCTCCTATTTGGTTAACACTCAGCACGAAAGACCTCCATCATGCTTGTTGACCCTATCACAGTCGCTGCAAATTCACCTAACCCCGCATTGACATTTGCGGTGGTTTCTTACACTGGCGAGGGTTCTGAACGTCGAGACGTGGCCAATGGCTACTTTCTCAACTTCAGTCACTCTTCCAGTGCGAAGACCGGTGAACGGCATTACATGCAACTGAAGCAGACTCTGACTGCTACCAACCCAATCACGGGTGGTAACAGTATTCAGACTGCTTCAGTGAGCTTGTCCGTGTCTATCCCTTCTTTCGGATGGACGACGGCGGCCAAGGTAGCCCTTGTTCAGGCGCTCCTTGACACGCTTGCCGATAGCGACGTGACCATCACGAAGTTGATTGGTTTCCAGAGTTAGCAACTCTGGTATGTCACCAATTAACTTCTAACGTGAGGGCGTGGAACAGCTTCATGCTCTCGAAGGAGATGTCATGAAACTGTTTCACTATATTGCGATTTTCTTCGCAATTGTCCCCACGTTGGGCGGATGCTCGACGCTAGAGAGTGACGGAGTAACTTGCTCCGTCACTCTGTCGAGCATCACGTGTGGTCTCAACAAGGCAGATGGGCAGGATCTTCCAGCAACAGGAGTTGCGAAAGATGAAAAGCCTGTTAAGCCTTTCGAGGAGCCTGCTTCAGGATCTGAAGCGGCTACACCCTGATGTTGAAGGTCTCGATCGGGACTTACTTACGATCGAAGCGCGTTTCAAAGATGAGGGAGACGGTTTCTTATCCGTCGCCCTTCCTGCTTTCGGTAATGCTCTTGATCAGGGCATTGCTTCCGGCAAGATGGCCAACGTTCCGGGTTTTTCTCGGAACGGGCAAATCCCGAAATTCCTTTCGGGTATTGCACGCCATATCTTTGATACTAAAACAGGTGGTCTTCGTGATAGGCCGGCTGTCGACGCTATACTTAGCGTTCGACAGGTGCTCTATCTCTTTAAGAAGTTTCTTCCCGCTGATGAACGAGCTACTTTACTCGCTACTCAGGCGGTTAGAGATTTCGAGACCACCGATCGTTCTATCGGAGATGTTGATACATCTCGACTCGAACGATTCGGACTTGTTTGCACGCGTGTTCTTCTTGGACTTGATGTTGTCCAAGATCACAAATGCAAACACGGTCCTGGCGCTGTCATGGAAGGATACACTCCGAACCAGAAGTGGCTCGAGGTGTATAACCGTCTACTTGATTTTGACGGTAGACTCTGTAATGTAGGGTACGATTTGCCGGCAATGTTACTGGCAGATAATACACACGTTATTGAGTCCTCCCATGTCGACTTCCTTGGCTCCTGTGCAAGACTAGTTACAGTGCCTAAGACCTGTACGGCCTTACGCACAATAACTGTCGAACCTTGTTTGAATCAGTTTGTTCAGCAAGGATTAAACAGTACTCTTCGCGAACACATTGCGAAAGATCCTGTTCTTCGACATTGTCTTACACTTGACTCTCAGCAGCCAAATCAAGTATTGGCTGTTGAGGGCTCCCTCTCCGGTGACTGGTGTACGATGGACTTGTCGTCTGCAAGCGATCGTTTGTCTTTACAAGTCGTAAAGACAGCATTCGCCGGCCGACCGAGATTCTTAGAATCTCTACTCGCAAGCCGTACACCCAATGTGAATCTGTG